GGAGCATGGGACACAAGAGCAATTGCGTTTTGGCAACGCCTGAAGGTCCACCTGCCATACTGCCACCCCATCACTCTGCAAGAGTTTGTAGAGAAGTATGACGGTCGCAGGAGGCAGGTGTACCAAAAGGCTGTTGACAGTCTATCCGCAAGGGCTGTCAATCAAGCAGATGCTGTGGTGTCACCGTTTCCAAAAGCTGAGAAGACTGCTATTTACAAGTGGGAATCGAAGCCTATTGAGGACCCATGCCCCCGTGTGATCCAGGCCAGGACTCCGCGGTATAATGCCTCTGTCGGGGTGTATTTGAAACCCTTGGAGAAGCGTCTGTTCAAATCCATTGACAAGGCGTGGGGCTCTAAGGTTGTTATGAAGGGATTGAATGCAGCGCAGACGGGGAGGGTGATTGCTGAGAAGTGGGGGAGTTTTCTGAGGCCGGTGGCGGTGGGACTGGATATGAAGCGGTTTGACCAGCATGTGAGTATTGATGCCCTGAAGTTTGAGCACAGTGTGTACTTGGCTTGTTACCCTGGCCTTGATGCCATAGAACTTGCTAGGTTGCTGCGGATGCAGCTTGTCAACACAGGGATTGGGCGTTGCCCAGATGGGAAGGTGAAGTACACAGTGGAGGGATGTCGCATGTCAGGAGACATGAACACCTCGATGGGGAATGTGCTGCTCATGTGCACCATGGCGTTCGAATTTGCCCAGGCATTTGGAGAGCGATTGGAGTACGTGAACAATGGTGATGACTGTGTTTTCATTTGTGAGGAGAAGCATCTTGAGCGTATGACTACGATGTTGGCCTCATTCTTCCTCAGTTTTGGCTTTACAGCTGAGATTGAAGCCCCTGTCCGTCAGCTTGAGAAAGTCGTCTTTTGCCAAACACAGCCTGTGTGGACAACTGATGGTTGGATCATGGTGAGGGATCCGAGGGTTTGTCTATCAAAAGACTCTACCTGCATTACGTTGCCTCTTGAGCAGGGGGACATGTGCAGGGGCTGGATGCATGCTATTGGCATGTGCGGAATGGCCCTTACAGGCGGGGTCCCAGTCTTGCAGGAGTTTTACCAGCTCCTGTTACGCTCAAGCCAAGGTACTAAGTTGGGGGCACCTAAGGCGGTGGTTGAGTCTGGCATGTACTCCTTGAGTCAATCAATGGGGCGATATTACCAGCCGATCCACCCTTTGACTCGTGTCTCCTTCTATAATGCCTTCTGCATTGAGCCTGACCACCAGCTGGCCTTGGAGGGCGAGTATCAGGCAATGGACCCGATACAGCCCATATTTGCCTGGCGGGAAAACAACGAACGACCCGAAAGCATCCCCATCAACTATGGCCCCTAAGCGTATCAATAACAAGAAGAAGGTAGGCAAGACTGCCAAGATCCCCAAACAGGTGAAGCCTACAACACTAGATGCTAATGCCGCCCAATATGCAGCTTTGCTCCGAGATCCATGTAATGGGCCTCTCGTGCCTAGCGTGTTCCCTGGTGCTAACGGCGCTTTGCTTGCTCGTTTTGAGTATGATGGCGTTATCAGCACCGGAGCGACCGAGACCGGCGCGGCGTTATACTTTGTCCCAAACTGGATTCGGAACTATGCCGCTCTTAACGCGGTCGGCTTCGCTAATGTTCCAGTGACAGCTGATGGCACATCTTTTAACCTTGCGAACACCGTCACTGGGTGGCAACCCGGTTTTAATTTCTTATTTACGAATGCATCTGCTGTCCGTTGTGTAAGCGCCTGTTTGCAGGCGACATACATGGGCACCGAACTTAATAGGCAGGGACTAATTGCCATTGGCTCTGCCCCAGCTGGTTTGTTCTCCGACGTCACTACGACCGCCCAGTTGCGCCAGGCTTCCCAACATGTTATGAGAGTGCCTGACAAGACTGTTGAGATCAAGTGGGTCCCAGCGCAGGCAGATATGGAGTTTGTGAACCCTAGCTGGAACACTTTCCCTCAGGCTAGTGAGTATGCCAAAAATGGCATGTTTGTTGCCCTTAATGGCATGGCTGCAGGCTATGGGGGGCTGCGCATTCGCTTGGTTGCTGTTTATGAATGGCAGCCACAGCTAAATGTTGGGCTTACGGTCCAGCCCCAATTCTACCACAGTACTTCCCGCAATACCATTGATGATGTCCTTCGTACTCTCCAGAAATCTGGTGACTGGGTCTTCAACAATGCCCTTCCGGTTGCGCGTGGCGTTATGAAGGCGGCGCAATATTTGATATAAACATCACTTGGGTCTTTATAGCCTACACTTGTCATTCTTTACCCTTGCCCGGTCTCACACTG